TCACTCGGCACGGTCGGCGGCCAGGATCACCTGGCAGGCGCCGAGTCCTTTTGCAGCTTTGTCGGAGTCGCTGGCGATTGAGTACTGCTCAATCCCAAATCGCTCAAGAGCAGCTGCAAGTTTTTCTCGCTGCGCTCCAGAAAATTCGGCGCTTGCTTCTCCATTACGCTGGCCGGCGCCGGCGGAAGCTTCGGGCAGATTGCCTCCGGCGGCGCGCTGGTCGCGCAGCCGGAGCTGAGCGCGCAGACGAGCAATAGAGCCCTGCAATTCAACTTTTCCATTCTCCAATCCCTCCTGATATGCGGCCGCGGCGGATGCGTCGCTCTTGGCCGTGCTCTGTTCCTTTGCCCGTGCTGCTTTCTCCGCAACAACTACCGTTTCAGCAGCCGCTGCGCGCTGGCTCGCCGCGTCACGCTCAGCAACGACCGCGCGATAGTGCCAGCCGGCAGCTGCAACGGCCGCCAGCACAATGCAGGCGATGATCAGTCTCAAGTTCATCTCATTTCCCCAGAAACAGTGCTTGCTCAGCGGCGCGGCGCCGGGTGAGGCCTGGCAGTTCCTTGCCGCCTGCCTTGTTCCAGCGCGGGAACTGGGCGGCCGCGCCGGCGTAGTCGCCAGCGTTGAGCAGTCGCAGCAGCGTAGAGCCTTGCAGCGCGCCAAGACCCAGGTTGAAGCTGAAGCAGACCAACGCATCGAACTGGTTCTGGTTCAGTGGCACCTGAACCAGCCGGGTGACGCCGCTTTCAAAGCGGTTCAGGTCGCGCGCCAGCAGCGCGTCGGCCTGGGCCTGGGTGATGACCATGCCCGGCGTTACGTCCGGCCCAGTGTGGCCGTAGCCGATGGTCCAGATGCCCACCGAGTCCTGGTAGGCCTTGAGGCGTAGACCTTCAAAGCCTTGGATCAGCTTGATACCGTTGGCAGATGTTTTCATTGCGGCTTCGCCCCCATCTTCTTGCCCAGGCCCAGGCCTGCGATCAGCGCTCCGGCGCCGATACCGTAGCCCTGCAGATCAAACGGCTTTCCTTTGACAGTGCAGTAGATCTGCAAGCCAAGACCGATGACGGTTGCGATGCCGCCCCAGATGTAGGCCGGTTCCAACTGACCGTTATCGTCTGTGATCGCTTCAAGCAGCTTTGACATGGGTAACCTCATGAGTGGAAATAGTGGAAATAGAGGCGGCTCGGTGCTGGGCCTCAAGAACATCTGGAGAGAAAACGAATCCATCGACGAAGGGGAAGGCCTGCAGGAGGAAGATCGGGCCGGTGACTTCATGCGCGCCATGGTTTTTGCCGCGGTGCAGGTTCTCGTGCAGCCAGATCATTGCCTGCGGGCTGTCGACGAATGTTTCCGGATTGGACGGATCGAATGCCTCAAAGTCAAAGCCGCGCCACTTGAAGAACAGGATGATCCAGTAGATCAAGAAGCCTTCGACCGGCGCCATTTCGCCGGTGGGTAGCCACGTGTAAGGATCGCGCACGGGAAATTCTTTGACGGTACCGAGGGCAATGCCTTTCACCGTGCACCAGTCGACGGCATTCTGAAATGCCCACTCCAAAAACCCGTGATGGGCCTCCAGCTTCACCCTTTGGCCAGTCAGAGCGCATCGCACGCCAGCAGCTTTTCCTTCGCGCTTGGTTTTGATAAATGTGGGCGACTCGGTGCGGCCGTCATGGTCTGGGTAGTAGAAATCCTCATGCACGGCGTCGGTATGTTCATGCTCATTTGCCGGCGCGGCGATGCGATTTGCAAGCTCAACCATGCGCTGGTGCTGTGGTGATACGGCAGGCATAGTCTGCATTGCCTCGCCGACGCAGCGGCTGCATGCTTTTTCGATGTCTAGACCGTGGCGGCATTTTTCCATGCTGTGGCTCCACAAATAAAAAAACCGCCAGAAGGCGGTTTTAAGTGACGAATGATTTAAGCCTTATCGGCTTTTCCGTCTAGCTTCCCGTCAATGCGGTCAAGCTTCAGGAACACAGCATCAATGGCTTTGCTAAGCGCTTCTATAGCTTTGCTTAATTCGTTGCTAGTGACGTAATGCTCGGCAACATATAATTTGTGCGCAGCAAGTTCTTTTTGCAATTCAGCTATTTCAGCACTGTTTTTCCTGCTGTCATCTTTCGAGCTGTTGAATAAGTACCAAACAACTGTTCCAGCGCCGCCGGCCGCAGTACATCCAATTGTTGCGAGAGAAGCCCAGTCCATTTATCCTCCGCGGGCGTAAAAAAAACCCGCGCGCGGCGGGCTGTTTTCTAATTTATGTACCGGATCAGTTCCAATTAACCGCCTGTACGGCTGCCACCGTTTTTGCGGCCTGGACTTGCTGCACCAGCGTACTGTACTGTTGCTGCTGCGCAGTGCGCCATGCATTCAAGTCTGCAAGCACTTGCAGCATCTGCGCCTGTGTGTGCTGCACAAGCGGCGGGTTTTGCATCTGTGCTGGGCTGCAGTAGATGTAATACGCGGACGGCGGGTTACTAGATTGACTTGCTGCAAACTGAATTTGCAGGTTGATCTGATCTGTTTGAAGCGATCCGTAATGGTTGGGTTTCCCCAGCGCGCTAGATATGAATCCGGCAGTGATGGCAGACTGACATGCAAATTGCAGTATCTGGAGCTGAGATTGCACCGCAGCTGTTAGAGCGCCAGGACCTACTGACCACTTGTCTTTTGACCACACTCCAAACGGCGGCGGAGGCAGTGGAGTCGCAGCAAGGCTCTCCAGCGTATCACCAAGCTCGGCACAAACTGGCTGCGCCGTCGCAGTACTCCAGAGCGGGACGCCACGAAAGTCTGGCACAAGTGTCCACGCGCCTGCGGCATATACAGCAGATTGGTTGCCTGAAGCTTCTGGCGGGGCTTCTTCTGTTGAGTTTGCGGGCATCAGCCAGACTACGTTTTTGTCTAATGGCGATTGAAATGCCGTTGTTTCGCCGGCGAAAATGCCCGTCTTCGGGTCATATGAATATACGGTTTTTGCAGGCACACTATCTCCTTAATATTTGATGCATGCGAGTAGCGCCACGTTCACAGGACGGTTTTCACTTGCAGTCGGGACGACACGAGAGACATCAAAACCCATTAACGACGGACCAGAATTAGGACCCGCCCCGTCTGCGATTGGGAGTGAATAATTGTTGCCGTTTATAGTGAACGGCCCGGTGGCCGTCACTTGTTCGCCTAGGAACTGCGAAACACCGCCAGGAGTTGAAATCGAGCCTGTTATGTTCCGAATGGCATCATTTTGCCAGCTTCCTAAAGTTCGACCTGGGTCTACGTTGCGCCCATTATCTACTCCGCGCAAAAACACCCCTCGCAAATCCGGGACGTTAAATGTCGTTGATCCGTCTCCGGCGCCGTGGGTTACTCCAATTGCACTGAAAAGATTTGCGTATGTTGATCGCGAAATTGCGGAGCCGTCCGCAGCAATCCATCCGGTTGGCGGGGTTGATCTAGCAAAATGAACCACACTGCCAGGCGCAATAACTGCACTGGTAGCACTGTTCAATTGGCTAAGGTTCACTGCATGGGAATTTTGAGTTGCATTTGCAACAGAAAATACTTGAGTGGCAGAGCCAGTTAATGCCGCAGCATCAGTGATGCCAAAGCCAGCCAGAGTTGTTGGTTTATTTGTTATGTCACCCCAAGCATTAGCGTCAAGCCGTTTCCACGACGACCATGCTGATTTTGCCCAGCCCCCCCTATACCAAACCTCTCCACTGTTTGCCATGTATAGTTGGCCGATGGCGTTAAATTCAAAAGCATTGGCAACCAGTAATACCCCGTATCGATAAGCGCTCGGCATGTTTGCGCCGCTGCCATTTTGCACATCATAAACTCCTGGGGATGTGAGAGTATTCCAGTCTTGAGTCGTAATCCCCACAGAATTCTTCAAAGGCAGTGCGTCAGTAATTCCGTATCCCGCCAAGGTAGTAGCAATGCCAGCTTTGCTGGATAGGGCGCTGTTAAGCTGCCCTAAATTAACAGCATGGCTATTTTGCGTTGCAGCCGCCACCTGCGAAGCCCCGCCAGTGCACACGAGAAGAACGTATGAGCCGCCAGAACCAACACTGCTATTCCACTGAGCCCAGCAGTCGCCATTAGCGGCAATCTCACCGCCCTGTAGGGCGGAGTGCGCGCCACCGACAAAAGGAACCGATCCGATGCCGTCGTTCAGCGTGCTGGCGCCTGTGTTTGCCGTTTTGGCCTTAAAGCGGATCACCTGGCCTTCGGTTCGAGAGGTAAACGCCGGCGTGAAATTGACAACGTAGGTGTTTGCCGTGCCGGTATCCAGCGCGAACGGCGCGCCTTGGGATTGAATCGCGAGCGCAAGTTGATTCAATTTCCCTTTCGTCAAAGTTTGCCCACTGGCGCTTACCGCATTACACAACTCCATCATGACAGTGTTGAACCACTCTGCAGGGACAATGGTCGGCGCCTGACCTGTTGCCGGATTGCCATCCGTAAAAAAACCCGGCGTTCCCGGGTTTGATATGGTTGGCAGTTGCGTTGCCGCAGTAGAGTTGTCGATCTGGAACATGGTTTCCTCACATGGAATATCTGAACTGCAGGATGGTGTGAGCTGGTGCAATGCGTTGCAGAATGGACTGCAGAATGGCATTACCCCAAACAGAAAGCGGTTCGCCCGATGCGCTGGCGCCGGCAGCGAAGTGGTTTATGGTGTTGCTGGCAGCGGTGATGGACCAGGTATGGTGCCAATCCACTGAGCCAACCGCCTGGCCGCTACTACTTTGCCCACAACGGAATGGCGCGTAATTGGTGACGGTAATGGAAAACCCCAAGCCAGCGGCCACCGACTGGTAGTACGCCGCGGACTGGCCGCCCGTGGCGGTCAGCTTGGCTACAACCTGTTGGCGCCTACCGGCAATCGTGGTTGCAAGCCCCAAGATCGGATCGGGAAGGCCCAGCGCGGCTTCCCATTCGGGAAGAAGTTCTGTTGACGATGCCGGGAACGCGTCCACCAGCAGGTTGTTGATCCGGCTATGGGTGCGGCCGTAAATCTGAGCTAGTGCCAGCGCCACCTTGGACTGCACAGCATTTGGATCGTGTGGCCACACACGGCCGCGCGGCAGCAAACGCTGCAGCGCGCCTTGGTAATCCAGGGCGGTGTAATTGGGGAGCGGCATAGAACCTCACTGCCAGGTGATAGTGCCCAACACAGGCAAATTGCCTACCGGGCTGGTAATGTCGGAGCCGGACGGCGAGACTACGATAAAGTCGCTAACGCCTGAAACCGTGGAGATGGCGGACCAGATCAATTGCAGCTGGATGGTGCCGCCAGGCCTTCCGTACTGAAAGAAAACTCCGGATATGGCCAACGCGACGGCAGCTTGTGACGCCATCGGCACCCCTTTGATTGTGAACGGAACGGACTGAGCAATAGGCGCCACCACGTAAACCAGCGCAGTCACGGGTTGTAATGGCGCAATCGAGTTGGCGACCATGAGCTGATCACCCGTAGCCACCACGCCACGCGGTATCCCGCCCGGCCCCTGGTCAAATTGGGATACCCCATTACTTCCCACCGGGAACCCTCCATTTGCGGATTCCGCGCCATCCAGCATGACGTACACCACCACCGTGCCGGCGCCGAATCCATTCGGCGCGCACCACGCGCGCGTGACGCCCGGCACTGCCAGCGCCCACATCTCATAATCGCTACGCGCGCCGCCCTGCGGAGTGGATTGCCACGCAGAAAGCACGCGGGCGCGATACGCTTCGTCATCTTCTAGATCTGCGCCGCCGGTCAGCGACGTGGCAGCGGAGCCGGCGGCTTGAATACCCGGCACAGACTGAGCAAGCGAGAGGAGTGTGCCAGCAGGGGCATTGCCTACTGCGCCCACTAATCCAGCCGGGTCGGCGACGGCGGAGATCGGAACGGTTACCGTGCCACTCGATCCGACCGCGCCGTCACTGGTGACGGTATATTGCTGGCCATCGCCACGATTGATTAGTGTGCCGGCCGGCAATGTTTTGTTGACTTGCCCCGGGAATGTTGCAGAGCCGCTGGCTACGGTGGCCGGTTTGATGTAAACACCCTTCATCGCCCCCCAGCCCTGCAAGAACTCTCCAGTAGCGGTCCACGGCGTGGATTGCTTGGCTACAAAGTCGATGTAGTCGTAATGGCCATAAGCCATGGCCGCCTGCGCGGCAGCCATTACGCCCAGGTTGCTGAACCGCAGCAGGCCATCGCCTCCGGGCACGGTGGCGGCAATATCCTGCGCCACCTGCTGGCGCAACGCGGTCAGTGTTGGTTTTGCATAGGGCATCAGTTCACTCCGTTCCAGGCCCACTTATATTGCAGGGATGTGCGCGCGCCGGCACTGTTGTAGGCCACAACCTGGGCGCCCAGCGTGGATGCCGCAACCCACTGCACCGTGATATCGAATTTGGCCACAACGCCATCATCGATGAGCCATTGCAGGGCCTCGGCGATATAGTCGCGCGCGCGATTGGCTGTCTCACGGGTTTGTTTGGCACGCTGCAGCAGCCATAGCCGCGAACCGATCGGTTTTGCATCGTCCAAGCACCAGCCTCTCGGGTCGCCACTGCCATCAGGCACGGCGTCATCCGGACCCGCGATGCGATCAGTGAACAGGCTGATCAGGATTGCGGACTGCAGATCATTGCCTGATAGCAGTCCTGGCCCCGCTTGGGCCCAGTCGCCATGCGTGCCGGCCACCCAGATTGTGGAGATATCCATGCCTACTCCTGTTGGTTGGGGTGTTGGGTGGTGACCGTGGATCCACCGCTTTGAACACCCTGTACGGCATGGTCGTGGCCGTTGTAGATGGCGCGCATCTGCGCCATGGAGTGCGCATTGCTGCCTGCATTGTCGGTGATGTCGCCCCCGGCCTTGATCTGTCCGCTGACATCCAGTTCGGGAGTGTTCAGCTGGACCTTGGTTGCAGCATTGACCGTCACTGTCGGCGCGTTATTCACGATCAGCGGCAGGCCGGCGCCGTTGATCACGATGCCGGACCGGGTCAAATAGACCGACTGACCCTGGTTGTCGAAGATCGCCACTTCTCCGGGTTGAAGCCCCTTCATCCGGCTGCCTTGGTGATTGGTGGCCACCACCACGCCGTTGTTGCAGTCCCCCTGCGGGAACAGCACGATGGCGTCCGTGCCCACCGGTGGGTGACTGGTAAACCCGAACTCAGCCGCGCGGCGCAAGTGGTCTCGTGTTTCGTCTGCGCCAAACTGCACCTGCAGGATTTGGATGGGTCCTGCGTCGTTGGCCGGCGCCGATATGCGTCCGCGCCCCAGCAGCATCCAGATGCGGCGTGCCAGGCGCTCAATTTGCTGAATCATGACTTGCCTCCATTGGCCACGCCGGCGACAACATCGCGCTGAGTCGGGAACAGGTTCACCGGCTGTACCGAAAAAGCCTCAGGCGGCATCAGCACCAAATCAGCGTGTGTGCCGGTGGCGTCACGCCGATAAGTCACATCCGATACCAGCCAGTTGACGCGTGGTACATGAACCGTCGGCGCGGTCAATGTCACTATCGTGTTGGGCTGCCACAGATTGCCGGCATCGTCGCGCCAACTATCCACTGTCACCGTTGCTTGCAGGCTCCGGCCGGCGCGGCGCGCCGCTTCCCAGTTGGTTCTAGCCTTGGTGATCTGGTAGTCGGTTGTGTCACCGGTTTCGGCAATGATGCTGCGCACGCGCAAGCGTGGCACTCCGGGATCCGTGACGATGGCAATCACATCCGGGCCCGTGCCGGCATCGCTCATCGTGTCCATCGGTAAGCTGCGGCCAATGTATTGGCTGAACCGCTGCGACATAGACCAGCGCATGGCGATGGACTCGATGTTGACGCCCTCGGCGAGGACGGGATAACGCTGGCCGGCTGCTGGGTGCATGGCTTGCGATAGACGCAGCGAACCGTCAGGGCTTTCGTAAATCAGCATCTGGCTGTTGCGCGCCACCGGCTCCAGGATGTTGTAAGGGGTCTCGCCCCACTGAAGTTGCCACACCGGGACCGCCGCGCCGGCGCCCACGTCGGATGTCACATCGATCCCGTATGGCGTGGCCAGCTTGATGGCCATCGCCAGTGGGGTGATGTTGGTCATCTGGCAGCCCTGGTAGAAATGGCTGCAGTCCACCAGGTCCTGGCATTTGCCGCGTCCGCTCACGGCGATGGAGTGAGTCGACGCATTCAGCGTGGGTGTGAAATCATCCACATACCCTGTCACCACCACATCGGTGCCCAGCAGCACCTGCACCGGATCACCTGGATAGAGCAGCAATTTCCCAAACTCGCCGGGGAAGCGCTCGGTCATGCTGATATTAAAGCCAGAAGGAAACCGCTCAATCCCGCGAACGACGGTGATCGATGTCCATCCCGATATGCGTTGTCCATTGGTAACCAGGGTAAGATCGTCCATACTCTCAACTCGATGTCATGACGGAGGCCGCAATGATTGGATTTTTGTTGGTAATGGTGATGGCTGACGGATGGCAAGGTGGCGTGGTGCCGCAGGGAATCTACAAGACCGAGGCCGAATGTCAGCAGGCTGGCCCGCGCTGGGTGCTCCACAACAACAACATCGGCCACCCCTCAACGTTCTACTGCCAGAAGAAGGTGGTACCCAAAGGGCAAAGATGGAGCGAGGAGGGGATCACGCCGCAGATGCGCGAGAAGTGGTCAAAGCAGCAAGCCGAGAAGTACAAAAACATTACCTACCCCATGCCGGAAAATCCAATTTCTACTGAGCCAGCGCCTTGAACTGCGTCGGCATGAACAGCGGATGGATGGCGCCGGCTTGTTTCGCCAGTTCCGTTGCGCGCGCTGGGTCACGATACAGCCGCTGGGCCAGCACCATCGATGGCATCGGCTGCGGGATCGCCACTTGCGTGATTCGCGCCAACGACCCGCCTCTTGCCGTCAAATCCGCAACCACCGCAGTGCGTAAATTGCGCAACGCCAGATAGCTGGCCATATCCCCCGCATCCGCAGCTGCTACCGCCTCGTTTTCCACCAACAGACCAACCCGTGCCCGCAATGCTGCTGCGTCGTCATAGCTAACCGGCTGATAGTCGGCGACCGATCGGCACACACCAATGACCGACGCGCGGCGCATCATGGTCACGGTCAGTTGCTGGGCCGTGGTCATGGCTTTCCCCATGGGTGAGGTGTCGATGTTTTGCGGCATCGGCATCTGATGCAGGGCGGTCAGCACATTGATTGCGTCCATGGGGCTGATGCAGGACGCACATAGAGCCTGAACCGATTGCGTTACCGCGGTCGGCAACGGCTGGATGGCGGATGCCTGAGCACCCAGTCGGCCAGCGGCTGTTGCCACGGCGCCAGCGGCTACCGCGACGGTTTGACGCTGCACGGCACTGGCGGCGACTGCTCGGCGGGTGGGCGAGGGGGTTGGGCTACTGGGTGCAGCCACTCCGCGCGGATCACCGTAGCGATTGGCAAAGCTGTCCATGCGCTGCAGTTGGCCCGCAATGCCAGCAACCGAGTTGTAAATGCTCTTGGCTGCATTGACCACCTGGTTGATCCGAGTGACCCATTGCGCGGCGACATTGACCACGGCTTGCACCACGGCGACGCCTTGCTTCACCTGACTGATCAGCCCGGCCACAAAATCAGCCTCAACGGACAGGCCGGCCTGGTCCGCCAGGTCGCGCAGCCAACTGGCGGTGTCCTGCTGCTCGCCCGGAAATTCGCGGTCTCCGGACTCGATGAACTGCATCGACAACTCGACATAGCGCCCCTGGTCCCAGCGCTCGGACACGCGCATCGGCCCCAAACTGACGTAAAGCGTTCCCAGTGTCGGATGGACCAGCTCGCCGCGGCCTTCCTGCTCGGCGGCGGCGATCATCTGTTGCATCTGGCTGATGACATCGTCGCCAACCAGGAAGCCGATCATGTTGATGCGCCGGCCGCGCCGGCCCATGTCCTCCACCCACAGCACATCGCGGTTGGGATACTCGTGTTCGGCCAGCCGGCGACCGAACTCCCCATCGGAGGCCAGCACCGCAAACGGAATGCCGCGGTAGCTGGCCGGGCGCAGTTGATCCCAATATGACTGGCCACCCAGCCCCAACGCATTGGTTAGTTGGCCAGCAGCGGAGACAACGCCATCCAGCGCGCCGGCGGCTCGGCTGACTGTGTTCAAGACGTCTTGGAAACTCATGGCGTTATCATCTCCGGCATCGGGTAGCTGTATCGCGGGGTATTGCTCGCCACCGCAGGACCTCCCGTTGCTGTGGCGCGCGCGCCGGAGGGCAGGCCGCTGACCGCCACCTGGACCTTCATGTCGGAAAGTTTGGTGACCGCATCTTGCAAGGACTTCAGCTGCTCAAGCAGCATTTTCTGCGAAGGCTCCACTACCGCGGCATTGCCCGTGACGACCGAGGAGGCGGCCGCGACAGGAGAGGCCAAGGGCTTGACCGCCTTTCCACTTCCGGACCTTCCTGTGTATGTCACCGCCGACGCAGCGGAAGCTTCCAGCATTTTTTGGGAGTATGGATTGTTGCCGTTCTCGTGAACGATCATGGCATCCATCAGCGACCGAATCACCTCGGGACGGCTCATGTCCAGCGCCTGGCTACCGCTAACCCCCATGCGCTTGGCCACTGCCGAAACATAGGCCGCTGTGTTGTTCTCGGAACTCGGCGCCCATTTCTGCACAATGTCGCTCACAGAGTTAAGCCCGGAGTTGGAGTAGCGCTTGAGCTGCTTCGCCATTGCATCCAGCCCGGCTTGCGGTGAATTGAAAACGGCAAACCGGCCGCCAGCGCCGCCTTCTTTGACGGCGCCGGCCTGGCCAACGAACTGCAGGTTGCCTGGGTTATTGTTGCGGATTCCGCGCGGCATGGCTTTTGTGCTCTGCGCCTTCTGGGGCGGTTCCGGCTGCGCCGCCTGCTTCAGCTTCTGGCCGGGCGTGGCGGGTGCCTCCTCATCTTCCTTCCATCCTGCTGGCTTGGCATTCGGGTTCTCCTTGATGTAACGCTTTATATACTCCAGCGCTTTCTCATCTCCGAACTCTAGCTTGGGCTGGTATGCCTTTTTTGCCTTGTCCTTCAGGTCAGCGAATTCCTTGCTTTGCAGGTCAAGACCATGCCAGCTTCTCGACCCAATTCCATAGCGCTTTTGATTGGCCAGCACCATCGCGTTTTCACCGACGTTCAGCTCATCGGACTGCAGCAGCAAGCTCAGGCCAAGGGAGATGCGGCTCGCGAGTTCGCCAAAGAATGGCAGCGTCGCGCGGGTGATCTTGTCCAGGCCGGCTTTGGCTGCGGACTGACTGGCCGCGGTAGTAGCTTCGCCGGCGACGGCCTTGCCGAGGTTGGTGGCCACAGACGAGATCAGGCGTTCACCTAGGCTGGACATCACCTTCTTGACCGCCCATGCGCCGCCGAGTCCCACGCCGGCCACGCCGGTCAGCGTCATGCCGGGATGCTCCGATAGCATCTTGGCTGCGCCCTCCATAATCTTGCCGTAGATCGGGCCCACATAATCGCCCAGCCAGTTGCTGGCGCGCTGATGCCCAAGGCCGGCTTCACGTTCGCTGCGCTTGGCTGCGTCGGCCTCTTTCAACTTCTCCGGCGATTGGACGGCGCCCATCTGCTCGGTTTTACGCATGTCGTCTTCCAACTTCTTGCGCCCATCCATCAGCATCGGCATCAGGCCTTGAACCCCAAATTGGTCAGCGATCATCGCCTTAGTTTGCGGGTTCATCTTGGGGTTCGACATCACCTGGGCCAAGTCCTTCAGCGCGGCAGAGGTGTCGATCGCGCCATCCTTGGTGCGGCGGATGGTGATTCCCAGGCGGTTGAGCATGGCCAGCGCGGTCATATTCCGGCCATTGGCCGCATCGTTGAGCGTGGTGCCCAGTGCGCCGATGCCGCCGTCCAACTGCTCGGCCTCAATGCCGGCCAGCTTGGCGGCGCCACGCAGCTTTTGCAGCTCGTCGGTGCCAACCCCGGTCATTTGCGCGGTGCGCAGCACGGAGTTGCCATAGCTGGCCCAGCTGCTGGCGGAGGCGGTGATGCCGGCAACAATGGCGCCGCCGGCGATGGCTGATACCGGCGCCGATAGGTTGCTGGCGGTATTACCCAGCGCGCTGCCAACGGACTGGATTTTCTTGGCCAGGCCCTCAAAGCGCTGGGTGACCCGCTGCTCAAGCTGGGATTTGGACAGGTCGTCGACCTTCTTGCCAAGCGCCATTTTGGCGGCGAACTTCCCAAGCCGGCCTTCCAACTTCTGGATTATCGGGCCGGCCTGGTCGTCCGCGGTGATGCGGATCCGGAATTGATTGTCAGCTGCCGCCATCACACATCCTCAGCATTTGCGATCGCCACCAAGAAAGGCGCGACCAGGTCAGGCCCCAGGCATCATGAGGCCCCCAGCGGTAAAACCGGGTGACCTCGGCCACGATGTCCATCCAATTGGATGGCAAGGAGCCCTCCGGGGCGATCAGACAAAATTTGCCAGATACTCCTCCGCGGCCTTGTAGTCGCGCGCACCGATGCGGCCGATGGCAGCTACCGGGTGGCCGCTGACCAGCGAGATCAGAAACTTGCTGCCCGCGATATGGCCGTTCTTCTGGTACTCCTTGGAGAACTTTTCCAACTCGTCCAGTGTCGGCTCGCGCAGCTCAAGCACATGGATCTGTTCGCTGCCGAAATCAATCGGCTTGCGCAGCGTCAGCGTCAGCTCATCCGGCACTTCGGGTTTGTTTTCGTCCACCATCAGGCCTCCTCGACACTGGCGCTTTCCCATTTGACGTCGATGGTGCCTTCCACCGAATCGACTTCTGGGGATTCCACCGTCCACATGTTGCGGCCCACGATGTTTTTACCGTTGGCCAGCTGCAGGGTGACAGTGACGTTGGTCATCTGGTTGAGCTGAGCGACGGTCAGGCCGCCGCTATCGCGCAGCTTGGCCTTGATGTAGCCGGCCACCGGCTCTTCCTTGTAGCCATGCACGCCGTCCTTGCCGGTCAGCGTTTCACGTTTGACTTTGGCCGGGCTGTAGCCGAAGTCGCCGGCCACCAGATACGAGGTGCCATTGACGCTCAGCTGGCAGGTGCCGGCGAGCAGGTAAGTGTTGTCTACTGCCATGTTTGCTCCCAGAAATGCGAAACGCTGCCCAAAGGCAGCGCTCCATTGCGTGGCTTATAGCAGCCGGAATTGGTTGAGCAGCGCAAAGATGCGCAACTGGTTGATCAGCGTCGGCGGGAACAGCACATTGACGCGGCTCGGGTTGCTGGGGTCCAGCTGCACAACCAAGCCGGACTTGAAGGCATCACCGTTCTGTACCAGCCCTTGCGATTCCAACTGCCGGTACGCGGCCACCAGTTCGCCCTTGATGATGGAGGGCGTCACGATGTTGGAGCCTGGTGCGAACCGCGTCCCGTCGGCGGCCAGCTTCACCCGCGCATACTTGCTGGTGACCATGGTGCGCAGGAAGCGCATCACGTAGGCCAGGGTATGCAGCGTTTCCACTTCAAGGTAGCTGTTGTCGGGGTTACCGAACGCGTTTTTCTGGTAGGTGGTGATCAGGTTCTCGATGGCAACGGTGCCATCCTGAGCCACCGTGAATGTGCTGATGCCGTCGTACAGCAGAGTATTGCGGTCGGTCAGTTGGAAACGGCTTTGAACCGGCGGCGCCAGAACGCCGGCCAGCGGCACCGTCTGCAAGGGTTGGGCCGGGTCGGCGCGCGTGCTCACTGCCACGGCGCCGCCCAGCGCGGCCGCCCAGAGCCAGTTCGGCGTTGGGCTGTCGTTGAAGCCCATCACGGTTTCATGCTGATTGTTGCGGGTGACGCCGAAGGTGGTCAGCGCGCCCAGCGTGCCGCGCAACGCGGTGAACACGTGACCGTACAACTGTTTGGCGTAGCTCCAGCGGCCGGTTTGATCGTTCATGAACTGCTGCAGAGCCGACAGACTGGTGGTGTCGTTATACGGGCAGACGATGAAGTCAAAAGGCTGGTCGCCCAGGTTGGCCAAGGCCGCCGACAGACTGGGCGCGGTGGCGCCGCCGGTCAGCGCCGTGATCTGCACGCCTAGGCCTACCGGCATGGTTTCGCCGCCGATCGGCCCGAGGTAGTTCAGCCGCAGGTCGATGTCATTGCCACACGGTCCCTTGTTGACCGCCGTAATCGTCACCACCGCGCTGTTTGCCGTATTGGTGGCTTGCACCGGACAACCCGCGTCCGCGGACAGAGTGGCGGCGATGAATGTCGCGATTTGCGCCGGCGTTTGGGTGGGTAGCACCGGTATGGCATAGCGGATGCCGGCCACGTATAGATAGAGCGTACCGCCGGCGGTGGGCGCGCTGGCGATGGTGATGCTGCCGCTGGCGGCGGTGGCATTGCTGTCATCTGCCAGCGGCAGATACCAGACCTCGCCGAACTGGTCGTTCTTGCGATACCATGCGGTCATCAGCGCCAGCATGGAGTTGGGGCCGCCCACGGTTTGGGCATCGGTCACGCCCTGGCTGATCACCGGGATGTTCGGCACCGTTCCTGCCGTAATGGCGGCCGCAGTCACTTGGCCGATGATCAGTGCGCGCTGGTTGGCCTGCGCCGTGTTGGCGCGGCTATTGTCCAGTTCGGCATAGAACAGCGGTACCCGAATTTGCTGCGGGATGTTCTTAAACGGGATGGTCATTTGTCACCGCCTTTCTTGACGGATGGGGCTGCCTGGGCCGGAGCCTCCGGCGCCGCTTGCACGACATCGCCATCACGCAGACGGCGCTGCCAGTAGTCGGTGTCGGGCACCTCTCGGCCGCCGGCCGGCAACAGGTCAAGCAGGTCGGGGTCGCGGATGGCGAAACCGTCCTTGGGTTTGACGTACATGGATCACTCCTGAGGAATGTGAAAATCGAATTCGACCGGCGGAGTCACTCCATTTCCGGTGGTGGCGATGGCCGTGCCATTGATATCGGTGAGCGGCTGAGTGACGGGCAAGGCAAAAAGCTCGGGATACTCGAAGTCGAAACGCATCCAGGCTTCGCCCAGATGATCTCGCTGCTGGGCGCTGACCTCGATCTCGGTTTCCACCGCCAGCACTTGCTGAACCATGCGCAATACGGCGGAGTCAGTCAGTACTGCGTTTTCAATCTGATCACACAGCGTGTCCAGCAAACTCTCCACCTGACCAGCATTGCCTGCCGCCACCCTGGCGTTGACCGCCACCGTTGCGGTGGTCAGGAACTGCGGCGCGCCAACAGGGCCACGGCCCTGTTTTCGCTCCAGAGGGGTCTGCACCAGGATCAGAGGCATGCCTGGCGGGGTAACCGGCAGGTCGCGCGGGGCATAAACCTTCTGCCCCGCCAGGGTGTTCGCCGCCTGCAAAGCCGCTACCACCGCATTGCGCAATTGAGTGCGGTAAAGCATGTCAGCCTCCGGACACAAAGTTCAGCATCAGCTTGATGGCGCCGTGCCCATCGGGATGAACATCAGCCACCGAGTAGGTGACATTGGTCCGCAGAATGGTGATCTGGTCGCCCTGTTGCGGCGGAAACGGCAGCTCGGCCGCGCGGATGCCAAGAACCGGCTGGGCGGTGGAGGTGTAGATCGAGCTGCCCAAGCCGTCGACCGCGCGGTAGGCCTCATCGAACACCCCAGTGATGCCGAGAGACTGTCCGGTGACGGTGGTGTACGTCACCGGCTCGCCAAAAACACCTTGCAGAGGGGAGAGGACCATGGCGTCCCAGTCGATCACGATCAGCCCTCGGCGCGGCCGGACATCAGCACCTCAGGGCGGGTGCAGATGAACAGAGGGTAGGAGTAGGTCTCCATTTTCCACCACATGCGGCGTTGCTGGTCGAAGATCGGCAGCACGTACACCGGTTTGCCCGGAGTGTTCACCCAGTCCACCGTTTCGCCGGGCGCATTGGCTTCGCGGAAGATGCCGGGAGCACCTACCGGGAAGAATTTGACCTTGTCGTCGGGGATTTTGATCGTGGCGTTGTCGTCCGATCCGCGGTAGTTCCACCAGCGGATGCCGCCAAATTCGAACGAATCGAATGCACCGCCTTGGCCGTTGTTTCGCAACTCAGCAGCGTCGCTCCAGTTCAAGAAGGTGCGGATTACGTCCGGGTGGTTGGAGAACAGGTCATAAAAACCATCGCCGCAGAGGGCGTGAACACGGGTGCTGGAGGTGAACGAGCCTTGGGCCGCGCGCGCCATGGCACGGGTAATGCCGTTGCAGATCGGGCGGAGGGTATTGGCAGTGGCGGCTGCGAGATTGAACGCCACCTCCGGCGCCTGATTGATGCCGAACTCGTCGAACCAGTTGTACAGAACGCTGCCATCGCCAGGGTTCAGGCACAGGCCTTGTACAGCGGCCAGTCGCAGATATTCCTTGGTGTATTCCACCGATGCCAGCAGGCCGGTGGGGCCGGAGAGCCGACGGGCTACCTCGGTCTCCACTTGCATCAGCACCGATTCCTGGCCGAATTCACGGATGCCTTGCAGCTCCTCGGCATAGATGGTGTCATCGTGCATCAGGCGCGGCACATCGAAGTAGCGCATTTTGCGCTTCTCGGTGGTGCGCTGGGTGCCTTCGGCACCGCGCTCGCTAAACGGGATCAGCACCAGCTTGCCTTGGCGCTCTTCAACGGCCAGCGCTTTGGTGCGGATCGGATTGGGATCGAAAATGTCGAGTTCGCCCAGGCCGCTCGGTTGGTAGGGGTTGCGTTGGACAGCATCAGTCAGCGTGATGGCCGAGAACGCATCCTGGTGAAAGATGTCGAGGATATTGCCGGACATGGATCAGCCTTTCGGGAATTAAAAAAACCGCCCACTGGGCGGCTTTCCAAATAAGTGGTTTCGGTATCAGCGCACGAGAATGTGAGCTTGAGCCAGTTGAGAAACCGCGGCGGCCTGCTGGATCGGCGTGATACCCGCCGGCCAAATCAGCTCGGAACCGTTCACTTCCGCCAGACGAACAACGCCCAGGGCAGGTTTGGGCCCGGCGGTCACATCCTTGGAGGCAAACAGTACGCCTGCTGCCACTTGGGAGCCATCCGACGCTGTCGGGTTCAACGGGCGCCACTGGCCGGCGGTTCCTGGCGACGTGACGGTGATGCTGAACGAATCCCCTGCGGCAAACGCTTTGCTGCCCGCGGTCACGGTAAACACCATCCCATCTGCGTCGAAAGCGGTTCCGACCGGCTGGTCAACATTGTTGAAATTATTCGGGCCGGTGACGCTGAACACCGTCGGCGCCGTCAGGGTGACGGTGAATACGCCAGCCGGGGTGAAGCCGGTCTGAGGTTGAGTGCCGATGGTGAGCGTGCCATTGCCGACGTTGGCAGCACCAGCTGCAGCAGTTGCGGCCGGGGACGAATTGCTGGTTGATATCTGGCCCAGTACCGTGCCGGCCAAAACCATCTGGCCTCCGGTCAGCAGAATCTGGTCGCGCGATTGATGACCGGGCGCTTCCGAAACCATGAATCCGCCGTTATGCCACCACTCTTGCAGTGGGGCGACAGTAGGGTTTCCCATGTGTCTATGTCCTTTCGAATGGTGGAGTTATCGACGGGCCTTGGCAAAGGCGCGATCCCATGCGTTGTCTTGCACGGCCTTGCGACTGGGCGGGGCGCCATCGGAAGCGCCAAGCTGCGGGTTGCGCGCGGCGCGTCCTGCATTGCCGGCTGGAATGCCCGCCGGCGTATCGCGCAGCACTGCCAGTGCTTCGCGGCGGGTCATCGAGCTGTTGAACGCTAGGTTGGCGGCCAGAACCGGGTTGCGAGCAGCATTCTTGCTGCCGAAGATGGCGGCGCAGCGGGCGCGCTCGCGGCGACGCGCTCGGGCGACAGCGCTCTTGCCGCGCATCTCGTCCTCGTCATCCTCTGCATCCGGGTCGCTGTCGCGATCTTCATCCTCGTCAGCGTCCGGCTCTTCTGCGCGCTTGGCTTTCTTGCCGCGCTTACCTTTACCACTGTCGCGGTCGTCGTCGTCCAGGTCATCGTCCTCCGCGCGGCGACTGCGCTTGCGGTCGTCGTCGTCATCGTCCTGACCTTCTTCAACGCGCCGGCTGTTCTTGCGCTCATCGTCGTCCAGATCGTCGTCTTCGGCGCGGCGGCTGCGGTTGCGCTCATCATCGTCGCGGTCCTCCTCCTCTGCGCGACGTCCACGAGTGCCGGACACACCGGCGAGATGGGCAAAGGAAAGGCTGCCCGACAGGCGGGAAAGAAAAGACATAAATACCTCCAGATGTTTAGCCCAGCTTGGCCAGCAAGGCGCGGAATGCGGCGTCCGGCGCCATGACGGCGTCAGCAAAGCCGACTTTGACGCCAGCAGAACCCATAAAGGTGCCGGCCTGGGTGCTTCGAACAGCGCGGGCGGAAAGTCCCCGATTACGGGCGACGGTATCGACAAACAACTCACCCATCTCATCCACATCCGACTGGATGTCGGCCAGGGCCTCGGAGGAGAGCGGCCTTACATCGCTGCCGTTTGCCTTCTTGTTGCCGTAGTGAATGATGGTGACGTTGACACCGGCGGATCCGAGCGCCTTCGACATATCGACGTGCATGCAAATCACGCCAACGCTTCCAGTACCACCCGTGCGCGGAACGATGATTCGGTCGGTAGCACTGGCCAGCGCGTAAGCAGCGCTATAGGCGTTTTCAGTCAGAATCGACCAGATGGGCTTCTCGCCACGTGCGGCGTAGATGGCATCGGCAAGGTCAAAGCAACCCGCCACTTCGCCGCCAGGCGAGTCGATATCAAACACGATGCCATGCACCGAGTCATCCTCCAGCGCCAGGCTGAGGTTGGCTCGAATGCCGTCGTAGCCCGTCATGCCGGAATACGGAGACATGGTGCCCAATTTCTGCACCAGCGTGCCGCTGACCGGGATGACCGCGACGCCGGCAACCACTTGGTATGGTTTGTTCTCGGCCGGTGCGCCTGCGTCTCCATCCCAACTGTCCAACGCAACCACGCGACCATCTGCATGAAAAAGGCGAGCCAGGCCAAATCGGTCGGCCAACGCTGCCATGACTACCTCGGCTTTTTGCGGGGTAATGGCCAGCGGCACGTTGAATAGCCGCTGGGCCAGGTGAGGGTAGTTGATCATTGCGGGGTCGCTCTTTCTTCTGGGGTTGAGGCCTCGGTGGCGTCCGCGCCATACCACTTCGGCGCCGGGAGACCTGCGTCCTTGAACTTCTTGGCCTCTAGGGCGCGCTGGTCGATGACTTCCTCATAGTCGAGTCCTTGTTCAGAGCATTCCTTCTTCAAGGAAGAGAGAGCTGCATCCATTTTCAGGACAGAGCCCTGCGGCTCCTTGACCGGATCCACCCAACCGCGGCCCACGCTGAGCCAGTCACACCGCGCATACTGTGTCCGGAACTCCAGAAAATCAGGCGCGTTGCGCGGCAGGGGGAGGTCGCCGTTGTCCATCGCCTCGTGTAGCCAGGTGGCGTACATGGGCGACGCGGTGCCGATCTTGAACTCGGCACGCCGGCGCTCCAGTGTTTTCCAGCTTTCCAGTAGTGCCGCGCGTGCGGATGAGTAGTTGGTGCGTGACCAGTCCTGCGTGATCTGTTCCGCTGAAACACCGGAGGCGGCGGCAAACGTCAGCTGCATGGCTCGGACAAACTCACCGAACCCACTGTGAGGGTGTGCGGACGCTACAGTTTCAATGGATTCACCCGGTGCCAACGTGGGGATGCGCGCGCCATTGAGCATGACCGGCCGCGCCTCATGGAAGTCAGCGCGTAGGTCCTGATACGCCGAAAGCTCATCAGTGCCGTTGATCGCCTCCTCGACTTGTGCGGCATCGAATGGGCTTGTGATGTAAGTACCGAACGATGACGCGATAGTGGCCGCTTGCAATTCAACGCCGTAGTAGCGCGCCAGCATCTTGAAACGGCTAAGCACCGACGTAAAAATGCCAATGCCACGGTTCTGACCGGCTCGATCCCGTTCGAAATCGTGAATCACGCGCATCCAACCATCTTGGTCTTCGCGCTCGATACGCTCCCACTCGTTGGACTCGATTGCGTTGTACCAGTCGTTCTGGTGTGCTTTCCGGAGGTGATAGGCGATAGGCACGCCATCGTCGTCTATCTCAACTCCGTTTCGCAGGTATTTGGTATCCACCATCTGGTAAGGATTGGACAGGCGGTCCGGGTCCACTACCAGATAACAAGTGGCGTAGCGCGCACCGCCTGGGTACACACGATCCGGCTTCCAGTAGTTGACGATCAGGCTATCTCCATCCACCAGTTTGTGGCGCAATCCCAGCCGTAATTGTTGTGACACAGTCAATTGGCGTGATAGGTCGTTGTAGCGACCAATATCATCGGCAAATCCACGCCACAGCGCTTCAGTGGACCGCTGAAACTCATTGGCCCATTCCGCATCGAATGCCTTGATCCCGGTCAGCGTAGCCAGGGCACGGTAATCCGGCATGGCCGACAGGCGCATTGAGACACCGACGGTGTTGTCCAGGATGCGGGTGACCGCACCCTGGGCCAGTCCGTCGTTGCGCACCAGGTCACGGCTGCGCGCAACCATCCGATCGCGGAATTGGTTGATTTCCGCATCCGGCGAGCGAATCCACGGAAGCCAATCGCCCATCTCTTGCGTCGTCCAACTTGACGCGTCGTATGGGAATGCCGATGTCCCTGCCAGTGGCAGCCCCTCCGTCCGGATGGTTGACTCGCTAACAGAGGAGCGCGCCGGAGGAAGCGGGCGGCCATCCGATCCCAGTAGAGAGAGTTTGTTGTCCATTAGAATACCGGTCGGATGGGCCTGCGCCTCCTCATTCCCAGTGCATACATCAACGAGTTGATGTGCTGCTGCAACTGAGCCAAGTTGGCGCGGGTGTAGGTTACGGATTTGGTTCCATCGCCCTGTGTGTATGAATACGACTCACCCATGGAACCAGTGCTAAGGCGGTGAAGCGCAACTTGTGCCTCAGTCAGCCACTGCTGCAGTTGGGCCGGGGAAATGCCGGTGAAATTATTGGTTTGCGGCGTAAACACTTTGGCTCCTATGCCATGCGGCGGACGAGTGATCTAGGTTTAGAGGTCAATGGTTTTGCCTCCTCAGGAACAGAATTAGGAAGGACTGGCTGCTCTGCCCTTGAAGCGGTTGATGTTGAAAGCTGATTGAGCTTTAAGCCGAAGTGCAGCAAGCCACATAAAGCGCCATACGCGTAGACGCGGCAATCGCTCGCCTCGTTGGCCTTGTTGGATGGCTGCTCCCAAACCCGGTAACGAGCGCCGCCGACTTCTTTCACAACAATTCGCTCAGCTGTTAACTGGGCGAAATAGTTGATGTCTCGATCAGCAGGGAAATGCATATAGCCCGGGCCCGGCGCCTCAAGTTGAAGCCGATTCCTGATGGTGTCCTTTGCGGCGTTCACCCCCAAGATAATGGGGCGGAATGATGCCTTGGTTCGTGAGCGTGGGCGTTTGGTTGGCCATACAGGGTTTCTTTGCCCACTACGCGCGGATTCACCCTTGATAGCCCAGACCTTGCGCCCGAGACGAGCTTTTGCAAACTCGTATACCGCTTGGGTGTGATGGCCGCCTGAGTCGATACAAGCAGCCATCGCGCCAAACCCACGGCCATCATTGCGATGCCATATCCGTTTCAGATACTCATCCAGTTGCTTCTGGGTTTCGGGCTCACTCATTTCACCATCGATTACGTGGTAGTCGATGGACCAGGATTCTTCGTTGCGCCCCCAGCCCACAACCTCCATCTCCAAGCGATAGTCTTGGACGTCTACGCCAATCGTGATGACCGCGACACCCTCCGGCACTTCCGCGGGCCAGACTTCGCCGCGCGATACCAGCGCTTCCAGTCTTACCTCTTTGCCGGAGTGGGGCCGATGCGGTAAACCCATCTGGGTATTCCACCAGGCTTGCTCTCTGTCAGGGTCGCCTTTTGCGGCCAAGTACTTCGCGGCAATGTCAGATGGCTTATCTTTCTGCCAAGGGCTGAACAGCTTGCTGGCCTGGTAGCCCGCATGAGCGTTGTCTACACCCCAACTGCCGCATTCAGGGCACTTGGCGCGGTACACGGCGTGGCGCTCGCTTACCCACCAATCCCAGACCGACTCAACCGGGCCTTCCTTCTGTTTTGCCTGCTCATACAGATCCAGCGGAGAGTGCCGGTGACCGCAGCATTCAAATGGTCGAGTTTGGTGCCAGCGCACCGTTTGAAGGGCGCGCAGACGCTCGCCCTCTGACCAGCCGGCGCCACAGCAGTCGCAATAAATGCGCGCGGTTTTCGGAGCGTGCTTTCCGTCAGGCTTGTCCCAGTTGACGTGTTTGAAGAAGTCCAAGAAAACGCGGCCGCCGCAGTGCGGGCATTCGACCGAGGCTTTTCGTTGATCCGATTCCGCATAACTGTCGGCAATCCGGCTCTCATCTTCCAGGGTGGGAGAGCACGCACGCACGGAGAGCCAGTTGACGCCGAATGTCGCCGTCCTCTCTTCCGCCAGCGCGATAGGGTCGCCCTCGCGAGTAACCGGGTATTTGTCCACCTCGTCGGCCAGCAGGACACGGATGGGACGCCGCGCCAAGTTGTCAGGACTACCGGCGCCGGCCAGGGCCAAGAACCCACCTGGGAACGACTTGTAAAGCAGGGTTTCGTCAGCGTTTCGGGTTTTACCGCTACCAATCAGCTCCCGTAGCGCCGGTGTCACACGAATCAGCGGGCTTATGCGCTCTTTGGAAAACTGCTCCGCCGATTCCTCTTTGGGTTGCAACAGCAAGATGGGGCAAGGATCGAGGTGGGCGAAGTAGCCAAATACGTTCTCGATCAGCGCCGTTTTCATCAACTGCGTGCAGCACATTGTTGTGATGACGTGGACGCCTGGTTCTGTGACTGCAAGCATGGGGCCGCGGGCGACCTCTACAGTCGCGGTTTCCCAGTTACCAGATGTGCTGCCGGCTTCTTTTGCCAGCTTGCGGTATCTGTCCGCCCACTCAGGAACGCTGATACGAGGAGGAGGGGTCCAGCCATGCTGAAAGGACGCACGCAGTGCGTCAGCTTTCTGCGCTGAAGTCTCCCTCGGGTTCGCCGAGCTGTTGAATGTGCTTGTGGACATGCTCGGTCAATACCTCTGTTACCCGGTCGGCCTCCAGTCCGAGGTCGGCGGCAACAAGAGGCCCTACGCGGGCCGGCCAGTTAAGCCAGGCGTCGCGCGCCGCCCTGGCGCATTCAAAAAGCACCCCTTTGGCCAGACCCAGTTCAATCAACAGTCCGGACTTCTGTTCGTATTCCAGCTGGCGGAGCAGTGCGAGATAGTTTTCCTTGATGCGCAATGCCTCGGCATAGTCGCGATCCGGCGCCGCGCCACTGGCAATCATGCTGCGCGCAGTGTCCTCAATCGATAGATTCGCGTCGTCATCCGGTGCGAACTGCGAACTGCGAACACCCTGCGAACTGTTCGCACTTGTGTTCGCAGTGTTCGCACCCTTTGCATTGGCCTCTCGCCATGCAGTGCCGACCAGTCTTGAATCAAGCTTCCCACCGTCCGAAAGCACCAGCCGGCCTTGTTTTACGGCGCGGCGCACCAGTGTGTCGGAGCAATTTTCGCGGCGCGCAAATTCTCTGAGCGAGATCAGTTCAGACATGGGTGCGAACACCTTTCAGGACCTATAGCTGGGGAGGAATCGCGGCGCGCAATGCCCGTGGAACTCCTGCCCCACGGAAGGACCCGGGAGGATTTCAGCGCCTCTTTCTGGCCTCCTCACGCAGGGATGCCTTGCACGAACGACAACACAATGGCGTGCTTGCATGAAACGCTGCCACCTCCCGTTCCACTTCCACTCCGCAATGTTTGCAGGGGGCCGATACTGTCAATCGTCTTGTATTGAGAATGTTTTCACTACGAGAGACTGCGCGAAGATTGATCCGGCGGTTATCAAGTGGATTGTGATTGATGTGATCAACATCTCTCGTATCGGACCCGCATAGGCCCAATACCTCTCGATGCATCCTTAAAGTCACCCACCGGCCATCTCTCAATAAATTTCGCACCGCATATACACCGCTACCACTGCCATTTGGTTTAGCCTTCCAGCGCCATTGCGACAGGAAGGCATGCTGATCATCATCAATCATGGCAAAGCGATGTTCGCCTACTGCATATTTTCCGGTTAGCTCTATTTGTGCCATCTAATCACCTCGCTGACGCCAGGGCCTTGGCCAAGGCGCGCCCCATCTCGCGATTGAAGTGACGGTTGACCAGCGCCGCGGCCAGCTCGTGGTAACCCAGATGGGTCTCCACCGGCAGCGCGTCGCCGAACCTGATCAGCAGCTTGAGATGGCCGCGCTTGTCGTCCATCACTTCGTTCAATCCGCGCAGCTTCTTACGCTTGCCGGTCAGCAGCGTCACGCGCCGCGGATCAACAGGCCGTTGCCATACGCCATTGACGATACCGCGCTTGGTTTTCACCTTGCCGATGAAGATATCCGGCCGCGCCTTGAGCCTTGCCAGCGTGCCACGCGACAGTTGGCCGTAGGCGTTCTTCTTGATGTCCTTCGGGTTCAACAGCGCTCGCCCGTTGAGAACGTGCTGTCCGCCAGTCTCGTAGGGTGCGAGATACCGTGCTGCCTGGTCCTTAATGAAGACCATCGCCTCCTGGTTGCTCTTGCGTGCGCCGCGCATGCCCACGCTGTTGCGCGTGAACGGCGATGGATTTTTCAGCTTGTTGCGCAGTTGCTCCGTCTCGCCGGCTTGGACAATCTTGGCGACTGCTGTAAGCGCCTGAGCCGTGGCGAACGGCAGTTGGTCGCGGGCGGTCATGGACAGTTTGCGGCGCAGTTGCTGGACGTTGGTGCTGACGGAGATAAACGGCGCAGACATCGACGCCCCTCTCAGAATTAATACTTTTACTCAGTAGGGCCTTCGGTGGGCTCGGTCTGGCCCAGAAGGTGGTTATTTCATTGCCGACTTGATATCGTCAGCCAGGGACTCGACCACTTTGGCGCCCTCTTTGGCGACAGCCGCGACGGGCTTGGCCAATGCATCAGCTGCAGTGACGGCAACAGAAACTGGGGCTGCCACAACTTTAGCAGCGGCGGTGGCGATTTCTATCAGGGACTGAAACATAGGACTCTCCTGTGGTCACACCCGAACGAGCTCAGGTATCTTGTGGCGTGGGATGACGATGTAGTCGTCCGGCTGATTGCGCTCCAGATAGTCGAAGCGGATCGTCTTGGGCCCGATGACTGCAACGCGTGCTGCGCGGCCTGATGCCATGAGCACATGCTGCCCCTCGCGAAGGTGACAGGCGTCGAGGACTGCGCGGGTGTGTTCCATGTGCATGGCTATTCCCCTACCAGCAATGCCTTGGCTTGCTTCCACGTATCGGCGGTGCAGCTATCGATTTTCCAGAAGCCAGGATGGATGTGATCGTCAATCATCTGACGAATGCCATCGCTTTGCAGATACCATGTCATCACAGCAGGCCTCCAGAAACGCAAAAGGCCCACGCGAAAGCGTAGGCCTGGAATGCAAAAAGCCCGAACTGGACGTAGTTCGGGCTGCTGCAAAACAGTGTAGTTTTATTCACGCTGCAGCGCAAGTACTTCTGTGAAAAGCCTTGCTACGCGAGGCATTGCGGTACGTTGCATGCCTTACCAAATCCAGCACTTGGACCTCGATCACTGCGAGGGCAGTTGAGAACGCGCCGCTGAGTATGCGGAAGGCTTCCTGCTGGCGCCGGCAGATTGTGGGCTGTGACAGCATGTAGGTCTCGCCCATGTCGTCCTGGCTTCTGGCCATCTCCTGATCATTCGCCCAGCCGCGGGCGAGCTCCCGGCGCAGCGCGGTGGGCCAGCCACCCGGCAATAGCTTGGCGGCCTCGTTGACCGCCCTGATGTCAGCCGTGAAGTATGCAGCCAGCACCTGCTGTTCGCGCGCCGGCAGCCGTGCCACCTTCGCCAGGATGTCCACCGCCAGCATTTTCAACTCGTCCGGCGTCAACGAGCCGAACTCGCGCGGCGCCGCCTCTGCGAACTTCTGGACCTTCACCGGGATTGCCTCGGACATCTGAAACGCCCATCCCACCAAGCTCCTGACTGTGCTGAATTGCATATTGTCCCCGATCCAAAGTGTGTTGTTATCAGGCGGCGAACAGCGCGCCCTGTATCTGTGGCTTTGCCAACTGGGTGATGGTCACCACCACGCGGGCCGGCCCGTCCGGCTCCATCACTTCGCCGCTATCTCGCTTGATCAGCTTGTCGTCGCCGAATGCGATGCCCTTCAGCGCGTCGTTCAGCACCTTGCGAGCGTTGTCCAGGTCGATGCACTGGACGCTATCCCACCAGCCATCCGGATCTTTGGCGGACCGCCGGGCCCAGTCCTGCGGACGCTTGGCGTACAGCTTGATGTCGACCTGAACGCGGCCGCTGATTGGCGTTGTGATGCCGGCCATGTGTGCAATGTGCGCGACATGCGCCTTGTAGGCTTTGGCCTCTTCGCTGACCACCACCAGGGCGCGCTTGTGACCGCGAGGTGTGAACGAGCGCCAGTAGCGGTTCGCGCTGATCGGGTAGGGGAGGATCAGCTTGATTTGGCGAACGGTCATGCCGCGTCCTCCATGGGGTTGGTTTTCGTCAGGAACGGAACAAGGCTTTCCGGCACCGGCTTGCGCGAGTCTTGGATCGCTTCGGCAGCCATACGCTTGCCATGCATCCCGCCCTTGTAGACGCCTCGCGCGGTCTCGTCTGCGATCGCGTAGGCCCATTCCAGCTTGCGCACGTTGTCACTCGGGAAGCGCATGCTTCGCGCTGCGCGTTTGACCTGGGCGATCTGCACTTCGGCCTCCTCGCGGGTCATCTTCGGCGCCTCCAGCTGGGCCTGGTTGTACTCCGGCGCCGGCGGCCGGATGTCGCGGGAGCAGCAGGCGGTCAGGAACTCGTCGGCGCTCGGCGGGTACTTGAAGCTGCAGCCGAGGCCATGCTGGATATCGGCCTTGGTCAGGTTGCGCAGCTCGAATGCCCAGACGTCCATGGCCTCGAGCAAGCCAGGGTCAACGAGTTTGCCGCTGGTCGGGTCGATGACCTTCTCGCCGCCGTCCCTGAACTTGTCCACGAACGACGAGCCAAACCGGCCGCGAAGGGTGCGGAAAATCATGCGGATGGCGTTGGAATCAACGGAATGCATTTGCGGCCTCCAGGTACGGGACTTCTTCGCGGTATTGCGATCCAACGCCCAGCGCTGCGCAGTCAGCGGCCATGCTTGACTGCTTGGTCTGCATGCGGGAGTTGGTCACCTTGTCGCGGTCGGCGTTGAACTGGTGGGCGTCCAGCACCCACTTGCGGAACTTGGCCTGCCATGCCCTGGTGTCAGCGAGCGTTGTGCCGGCGGCCTGGTGGTGGGCAGTGAACTTGGCGAGCTCGTGATCCAGGTCGACGTTCATTGTCGTTGCGCTGGCGTTGGTCATGCGGTCGGGCTGGAGGTCGTCGGGAACGGGGATGCCGGTGCCGGTTGTTTGCTTGCGCGCGTCACTCACGAAAGAACCGTTAGGTTCTTGAGTAGAAGATGTAGATGTAGATGGACGTCCGCCCTCGTGCGGACGCGCACGAGAGGGTGAAGGGTTTGGTGATGCATCAATGCCATCACCATTGTCTTCACCAAAGGGGGGGTTAGGTGAATGGTTGGGTGAACATTCAGTGCCTGATCTTGCACATCGTTTGTACTCATCAATGACCATGCGCGACGAGTACCAAAGGGGGCCTTTGGTGATGTCGATCAGCGTAACCATTGGACCCTTGCGACGGCCAGAAACCGGGGTATAAGTTAGGGGCTCGGTGAGCTCGGTATCGCTGCCCTTGAGAACGCCCTTTGTAACCAGAGACTTTAGTTCGGCAGGCTTGCAGCCTACAGCCTGAGCGATCTCTTTCAGGGACCAGCGCAGGATGCCGTACTCTTCGGAATCGTGCATCAAGCACAAGACGTCCATCCACACGCCTTTTTCGGCGTGTGTGCAGCGGCGTAAGTTGGAATTGCCCAGCCAGTCGGCCGGGTAGAACTGGAAGGATGGGCGCTTCATACAGCCTCCCCGCACTTGGCAAGGAGGCTGCTAATCAGCCTTCTACGGCGGCCTCTTCCTGCAGAGCCCTGATTAAGGTGGGAATTTGCTCTTTGGGAATGGCGATATATTGATCGTCCATATCCAAGCTCATTCCCTCCTGTCGAATGACGATTTCCCCTCTTGGGTTGGTATACACGGCAATCGCTCTTACGCGTGGAATGATGGTCAACTCTTTGTTTTCCGTTTCTTCCCAGTCCCAATTGTCGGACATGATGACCTCCTCTCATTTTGACGAGGTCATATTCTATCGCGCATAGAGTGCGGTTGTGGTGTTGCAACGATTGCGGCCACTGCGTGGTATCGCGGTTGATATGTTCGATTTGCTTGTGCATAATTACCCCAATCTCTGCATAACCCCCGCGAGCGGCTGCAACCGCATTGACCGGGGGTTTTGTTTTTCCCGCGACGCCGCGGGCGGCTTATTTCCCCAATTTCTTCCGGCGCCGGCCGGCTACTGCTTCCACCGTTGCAGGCTTCAGCTTCCGCGCGCCGGGTAGCTCATATCCCGACAGCTTGGCTTGAGTGTCCCCGGGCCTGAAGATCACCAGCACTGCGTCAAATGGCGCTTTCTGGGCCGCGCCCACGAACTGCAGGCGAGGGCGCAGACAGCGCACCTCAGAGGCCAGAAACACGTTCCGGTGCCACCACAGCACCGACACACGAGCCGGCACCAAGCAGACGACCGTGGCGCCCCGCATGCTGCTCAGGCGGGCCTTGTCCATCCAGCGCTTGGTGACGTGGCCAAACGGTGGATTCATCCAAACCACTTCATTGCTCCAGTCTTTGGCGAGACCGTTGTCGGCCTTCGTGTAGTACCGAACGCACTTCGCTGTCTTGTCAGATGCGCACACGTCCACCGTGAAGCCGAACTCAGCGTGCAGGGCGTCGAACAGGTCCTGGGGTGTTTCCCAGTCGTCGCGCGTGCTGCGGAAGTGGATCGAGGCCTCGTCAGTCTTCGATTTCATGAGCCACCCTTGCCAAGTAGCCCTGCAGCTTGTTGATCTTCTTGCGCAGATCCGCGCCGATGAAACTGCGCAGCTGGCCGAGGGCCTTGTGAATGTCCTTCTCGGAGTCGTTGCCCTTAGTGGCATCGGTCAGCAGCGAGAGCAGGGCGCGGTCAGCGTTGTCCACGGAATCCGGCATGGGGGAGATCAGATAGCCGAACTCATCGGCCATGGCCTGCAGAATCCGGTGATCGCCGGTCAAGCTCATCAGTTCCACGGCCTCAGGCAGGTAGAACCAGCGACTGTCGTCGTTGGGGTTGGCTTTCGCCCGGATCACGCCTTCTGGGCTGCCCAGGCGTTCGGCGATGACCTTGGCCCCACCGTTGACATGCACGGTCTTGTGGACAGCGTCATTCACGTTCATCTGTGCGTATTCCTAAAAAATGATCATTTTTTAATGAAAGGGCGTTTGTCATACTTCACTCAACAGCTGGCCCGGGCGAGTTCGACTTTGCCCAGTCTTCCTTATCAATCTGGTCCAGCTCAGGGAAGCGTCTGACCAACTGGTATGCGCTGCCATCGGGAACGGTCTCGCCCCACTTGGCAACTGCAGCAGTGGAGACGCCTAGTGATCTGGCGATCCGGGACTTTGTGCCGCGGCCAGGTCCAAAGTACGAAACAACAATGGCGGTTCTCATATTGGTGATGATAACTATGGTTTACAGTCAATGCAATCCTGGGTTTGCAAAATATCCGCTAACCTTGGTTATCATGGAAAACAATCTTGGAACCCGGATTCGCAAGGCGTTAGATGTCCTAAGCGAGAAGACCGGGAGTAAAAAAACTCCAAACTGGCTTGCTAACCAGGTTGGAGTGTCACGGCCCGCTGCTTACAAGTGGATGAACAACCCGACAGCTGGGATTGATGGTGAAAACCTCTACAAAGTCGCTAAGGCACTTCAAGTCAGCGCGGATTGGCTTGCATCTGGAAAAGGTGAAATGCAGCCAGAAGCTGTTAGTGGAGGGTACGTGGTAGCAAACTCGCTCGAAGAGTTGGTGCGCCAGGTGAAGGAGAAGGGGCCAGACGAGGTGTTGCAAGCGATCAGGTTGCTTGCCGAAAACAGCCAGAAATTGCCAAACTAAAAAGGCGACCATGTGGTCGCCTTTTTTTATTCCATTGACCTGAACAGCTCGTTCAGTTTGCTAAGAAGTGCCTTTGCCTCACCTCCATACATGAGTTTTAGCTTTCCTGCCTTGTCAATCCTGAGGCTTACGAACGCCCGATCTGTGTTGCTGTATAGGGAGACTGCCCTGTAGTGATGGCAATTCTGAGCATGTATGCAATGTGCTGCCGCGCTTCCGCAAGTCATTTCCACTCCGTTCATCGTTATCTGCCGCCCATGTCCTGGGCTGTGGGAGTAGTGTGCGACTGAAGCATGCAAAACGCGAAATCAGTACAGATTTGTTGCTGTTCACTTTTGCTACATTTTTGTAGCAAGAAGACCCTCGGCGAGGGTGATCATCGCGTTGACGTGGCTGGTCTCAAGGTCAGTAGACAGGGCAAAAAGGATCTGGCAACGCATCATGTGGTCGTGATCAATCTCAGACCCACGTTGCAGGTGGTCAACGCTGACGTTCAAGTATGCGGCGAGTCTGGAAATCTGTTCATCATCAGGCATTTGGGATTTTAACCAGCGATTTACAGTAAACCGGCTGACCCCAAGGTGTGTGGCAACGGCTGTGACTGTTGTGCCACGAGCCTCAATTGCGGCCCGTAGTCGGGTGTGGAACGTCTCTTCTGGCACGTGCGCATGTTAAGCGTTTTTACTTAGTTTTAACAATAGCAGTGCCAGGTAGTGCTAGCGCACACTTTTGTAGCAAAAAGAGTGACGCTTATGCGCAACAATTCAGGCCGGAGCGGCCAGAATCAGCGACGATCCGCTTGTTTCTGCAGCAGTAGGGTCAGGAGGCGGCCGGCTTCTTCTGGGCCACGAGCAAGAAGTTGATCTGCAAGATCTTCAAGGCTGTCCGCCGAAATGTAGGCGGCGCCAGGCTCAGGAATAGGCCGTTTGGGTTCTTTCCCAGTTTCAAGCCATTGAGGGCTCACGTTCAGGGCCTTTGATAATGGGAGCAGATGAGTTGTGCCTTTGCTCATGCCATTCTCAAGAGCGGACACGGTTCCGCGCGTCACGCCGGCCTTTCTGCTGAGCACCTCTTGAGACCATCCGCGCGCTATGCGCTCTTCCCTGATGCGTTTGCCTCGTCCGTTCATTGAGGCATTTTCGACGACCAGGGCGATACAATGCTTTCGAAGGGCGATTGTAGGCTATCGGTTGGCGCGTGAAAAAGCCCGCGCACGGCGGGCTTGTCTTGGTTACTTCTGGGGCTGTGGTGGCGCCGCGATCAACTTATCCAGCTTCTTGTCGATCGCATCCAAGCGCTCCTCGCGTTTCTGAAGGTCTGTCTGGGCCTTGTCGATGGCTTGGGCGGTGTTCTTCCCGGACTCGAATGAGGCGACCATGTTGCTGAGAACCGTAGCATTGAAGGCGGCAATGCCAATGATGACGGATACCCCAGTTCCCAGCATCCACCACTTCATGTTCTTCATCTCTGACTTGATGTCGCGCATGTCCTCTTCGATGCGCGTGGCTTTTTCCTCGATGCGCTGCACCCTGGCGTCCATCTTGGTCTCGATGGTCTCCAGTTTGGCCTCGAACTCTTCACGTGTAGGTGCGGTGCTCATGGGTTCATTATGGGGCCCGACACTGCGGCTATCAAGGCTTGTCGGGTTAATCGTTTCCACAAGTGGTGGCAGATCTCCAATAAACTTCCCTTCGTCATTTGCTACAGCTAGGTGGGCATTTCTTATCAGCTCAGTCACGGTGGCGACAGCAAATTGCACTTCCTTATTTGATGCCTCGTTCATCATGGTCAATCCCCTTGCGGAGATTGGGGTGGCGATTGAGGATCCTGAACATATTGCGACTCGGGGTTTTGTGTTGGGAGTGGATTTGCCGCAAGCCACAGGCGAATTTTGTGGTAGTTGAAATTTTTAATAAAGCCGCAGTTGCTGCATTCTACGATCACCAATGGGAACCCTGTTACATAGATATTCGAAGACCCATCGTAATAGCCAACCGATGCCATTGGCAGACAGTACGCACGCCCCTTTAGATGGTCGATCACGCCCAAATCGTGAATGATCCAAGGGCCTGGCTTTATGCAGCCCGGGCAGTCTTGTCTGATTTCGGGCTGTTGCATGTATCGAAGAACGTCGTTGAATTGCATTGCATGCCCTTTCTATTGATTGGCGTATAAATAAATACCTCATCCACTGCAGGATGGTCTTGTCGCTCTGTAGCTTGCCAGCCTGCTCCGCATCACTGCCCCGCGCTGCTGTCTTGGCTGGGTATGGGGATCATGGGTTTGGCGGCCGCCTCTTTGGCTTCGGGCTGTGCGACCTGAACTGGTGGTAGGGGCTCCTGTATGGCGGCCGGTGCCTGGTCGTGGTTAACGCTTTGCGTTTTCTCTGGCGGCTTATCTTCGAGACTCATCGGTTTCAAAACGCCGTTAGCTGCATCCTCAAACATCGCGTGTAGTAGGCTGGTTGGGGTGGCGTGAACAAACTCTTGCCTGTTTGTCAAAATCGAAACTGACTTCGCATATTCGCATGGGGTTTTGCAAGTGATGATGTCGTTTCCCAAAGCGATTGTTTCCAGGTCATTCTTCTTGCCCAGGTAGAGAATCATCACCACATCACCCGCAGACCGGCCTTTCTTTTGGTCTTCTTCAGTCAAGGCAGACTGATATCCATACATCCCATTGTCTTCAAGCACGTAGTGATGCGCCGGTTCCGCTTGAGCTGCTGGAGTTGTTTCGCCGGGACTGCGGTTGTCGTCCTGATTGCTCCCGCAAGCGGACAAAAGGGAGGTAGCAAGTAAAGCGGTTACAAGGGTTTTCAAAAGCATTGCTCAATTTCCCATGTTGTCGATTTCGTTTGAGCGGGAGGTTGCCTTCAAGGCTTCAAGTATGTCCGCTACCTTTTCTAAATCAGCGGTTCTCATCCCGTTTAGAGCCTCTAACACCCTGCAAATCACCGGGTTTTCCCTAGCTTCAATGCCGTATGTCAGCCATGCGGGATCGACGCCAAGGGCATCTGCCAACGAGTTCATATCGTTGATGTTTGGGGTGTTTCGGCCATTCAGCCAGCATGCGAGTGTGCTCTGGGAGCGGCCCATGCTGGCTGCCACAACCCGCTGGGTCAGCCCTTTGGTAAGCATCACTTCGCGGATGCGGTCTTTCCAGCTTTTCATTTCTTCACAGCACTCATCTCAATGACCAGTGTGACGTTGGCATTTTACCCCGGTGGCTGTGTGTCATAAATGCAAACCTGAGTTAACAAAAAATGAAACCAAGGTTGACAAGAATGGAAACTAGGGTTTACATTGAGTCTCACCAGCCCAGCACACTGGGCACTGATCTCAAACAACCTACAAATACGGACGCCGCTCGCCGGCGCAGGCCTCTGGCAAGAGAACTGCAAACGAGCGGCAGCCGACCAGCATGCAAACTGATGCGACCAGCGGCGCCGCGCGATGAAGCGGAGGCGGTGAGCGGGAGGGCCCCAAGGTGGCCAAGACGCAGAGGACGGGAGCAGGGTGGTCGGAACAAGAGCCGCTTCGCGAGAGGCGGCACATTGAAGCGGCGGCGTGGAAGGACACGCTGAAGGCGTCTCAAGCATGGTACTTCGGCCCGGAATCTATCTAGTGGGATGGGCAGTGATGAGGTTCGTCGAAACGAACCAGTGGACTCAAATTCCATAGGAATCCATGCAAGCCGGTATCAAGCCCGGCCCGCTTCAATGTGCAGTAGATGGACTGGTGACCACGGCCAGGCGACCCAACAACGGAAGCGAACGGGTGGAGGTGAGTCGTAGCCCACGGAAAGGCGCAGTTTGATGCCAGCTACCGCCCCCTATTGAACTTGGCCCGATGACAAGGGCGGCGAAAGGGCAACAGAGACGGCCGGGCAGTCACCTGGCGCCGGACAGCGTAACCGGCAGCAGTAAACAGGGGAGCGGCGCCCTGAACCAACGGCTGACACGTCGGGAATGCGCTGGAAAGTTCGACGGAAAGCTACCGCAGCGCTGACACCCCGGAAAGACGGGGACAGATTTCCCCCCGCAGTACCTTGGCCGCCCGCGCTCACCCCAGCCGGGCGGCTTCTTTTTGGAGGTCACAGCATGCCTCGCTTCATGATCGGCTGGCTCAGCGACGCCCAGGCGCAGCAGTTGCGCGCCAACGGCGAGTGTTTGCGCTTCATGTGGTTCAGCCGCCGCGGTACACCGGTTCACCAAGTCGTGAGGGCGCGATGAGCTACGCCCTTCAAACCATCGCCATCGGCGCGGCCATCGTGCTGCTGCTGGCGCTGCAACCTTTTTGGAGTTGATCACCATGAGCCTGCAAAACCTGTCTTGCAAAGTGCTTGCCGACCTGGGGCGGCACGGCGCCGCGATGGCGGCGGAAGAGATGGACCACCTGGCCGTCGAGCATGAGACCGACCTCATGCTCGCCGATCCCGATTGCTGCCGTGCGATGGGCGAGCGGTTTTTCCAAGAGATGTATGAGAGCGGCCGCCCGGAAGCGCTGGAAGCCTTGTACCTGTTCCTGGGGCAAGACCTGCTGCGCAAAGTGTTTGACTGCTGCCCGATGGGCGAGCCGATGCAGCCGCTGGTCGCTGCGGTGCGCACTTTCAACACCGCTGCAGCGCGCGACCAGATGGACGGCCGGGCAGACGATGAACGGGAGGCTGCGTGATGGAGCACACCCAAGAGCCGTGGCGTCTGGGTATTGGCTATACGGTCATTGCTAATGATCCTGTCCCAGAGATGCCGGGGTCAGAACACGTCGAGTACTACGGAGGCCATTTGATTGCGGAGTCCGTTGTGCATCGAAACGCCCGCCGCATCGTGGCATGTGTGAATGCCTTGGTCGGCTGGGATACTGCAACGCTGGAGCGCTATGCGCAGGGTGGCGCGCCGGGTAATCCAAACCTCGGTCAGAGGTTTGCCGAGCTGAATATTGCACGCAAACAGCGTGATGAACTTCAGGCTCAACTCGCCAATTCGAATGCCGCTTTGGCCGCGATGGCTGAGGAGCGTGATCACGCTTGGGCAGAGCTGCGCGCGATCCGCGAGGCAATTGGCGCCCGGCCGGAGGAGTCCACCCTCGACGAGGTGGACTGCAAACTGCATCAGCGCACCTTGCTACTGGCGGCGCTTTCCGGCTTGGTCGAAGACATCCAAGGCCTGATGACCGAGAGCGAGGGTGTAGCCGGCTTGCACCTCAACGGAGACGTGGCACCGTGGCAAGAACTGGAGGCCGGTAGCCGGTTTGAGCGGTTATCCCATCTGCCCGACGCCGTCGCTGCGCTCTTCTCCGTGGAAGGGCTCATCGCATGATCGGCCACAACACCGAGCTGCGCGACTTCATCCAGATCGCCCAGGGCGCCAGGGCCAGCGAGCTCGTCCCCAAGGTGCGCAGCAAGCCAGAAACCCCGGAACACCGCCGCCGGCGCGGCGACTACTGGCAGCGCCAGCTGGAGCGTGAGCTCGCCGGCGAAGACCCAATCAACGACAAGGCCGCCTAAGCGGCCTTTTTTACGCCCACAGGGCGAGGAGAAGAACATGCAAATTACCAAGGTTCTACTGAAGCAATGGTCCGCTTGCCGTGAGGGCTATCAATGGTTCATCGCCAAGTTTCCCGCTGGCGAGGGCTCCTACCACGACATTGTGGTCGCGCTCTATGACGACAAGCGCGCCGCAGATGCTCGCTGGCTGTCCGCGAAGTGCTTCGAGCACTTCGGCGACGAGTTCCTGCCGGTGGAAATGGCTTCGATCGATGCTGTGAGCGCGTCGATTATCAATGCTGAGTTGCCGGAGGGAGAG